GGTAATCCAAACACCGCCGCACAAAAGCGTACAACAAACATTACTTCCTTTCTGCACCAACTCATCGGGACTTGAACCGTTATCATTTGGATAAATTGGATTACTCTTCAAATCAAACAAGTCAAACTTGGCTTGGCCGTCCCAGAAAGGGAGTTTAATCTTGATCGTTGGTGCGCGAGTCGTGTCATAACTTCCGTCCTCCTTGTTCTTAGGAAACTTAAGAATAGGAGTCCAAAACTCTTTCACCACTTCAAGACTGCTATACTTTTTACCGAACCAATCACGAGAGTTTGCAAAAGCATCATTGATAATCTTTTCTTCCAGTTCAGCCATCATGGATTGAAGTTCGCGCGTTTCGGGGCTCGCAAACTCTTCACGCGGAAGTTGAATCGCCATATCATAAGAAGTAGAACCATCATCATTTACATGTTTATTCACACCATAAGTAAGCATCATAGGAGTATGAATCATGAGAGCGCGACGAGTCTTAGAATTCGTAATTCCGATACTCTTACCGCCCTTCGCATTTACCTTTGGTTTACCGTAGATCATGTTGGTTGCTGGTGAGAAGTCTTTTGCGTTAACAATAAGGTTTGCCATTTTACTATATTATTACTACCTAATTCTTTAAATCAATTTTTTTTTTATTCGCACCATAATATATAATATTCTTAATAATTGATTAAATGTTTAAATATAAATATAATAAATATATAATGGACCTACCTTTATCTTATAAAGATTTTAATTTATTGGAAAAGAACTCATATACCATAAAACAGTTGCAAATGATCGGGGAAAAGTTTAAAATAAAATGGAAAAATAAAATAAAACTAAAAATAAAGGAAGAGTGTTATCTTTTTTTAAAAAGAAGTTATTACTGCGTTTTAATACAGAAACAATGGCGCAAGTATTTTATAAAGTTATTCAATAAAACCCAAGGTCCCGCGTTATTTAATAGAAGGATATGTAACAACCTGGAGGATTTTCTAACAACCGAAAATACAGACGAGATTGATTATTATTACTTTATTAGTTTTAAAGATAGTGATACTTTTATTTATGGGTTCAATGTTATATCTATCCATAATTTAATTGTACGAAACATGAAATACAATCCGTATACGCGAAATCCGTTTACAGAAGAATTAATCAAAAATGTTATTACCCGAATGCGTTATAATTTTATTTTGAATAAAACGAGGCATTCTGTACTTGTTGAAAAGCCAAATTTTACGATAGATCAGAAAATCGGGACTCTATTTCAGAAGATGGACTTTTTGGGAAACTATACACAAATTGAATGGTTTACGCGATTAGACGAGACAAAAATAAAAAAGTTTATATTGGAGTTGCATGATATCTGGAATTATCGCGCGCAACTTACTCCAGAAATAAAACTATTAATATGTCCTATTACTGCAAACCCTTTTACGAGTATACCCATGTTTATGATTGAATATAATACAATAGACATTACACTTTTAAAACAATACAGTTACCATGTTATGTGCGAATTATTAAACAAGGCTGTGTTAGAAGAACATCAATCATTAGGAGCCTATTATATTTTAACTGCTCTTACACTTGTTAGCGAATCTGCTGCAGAAGCAATGCCATGGCTTTATAACTCTGTAATTTGACTTATTCGTATATTTCTCCTAATATTATTTATTCCTTTTTATTTTGAAAAACTTATAGGCATTAATTACGCTGTTAAAAATATAATAAATAATATATGGTTAAAATGAATATAAAAAGAACCTACAAGAGATATATATAAAATGGCAATCAAGGAAGCAAAGACTAAAGCACCAAAGACCCCAAAGGCGCCAAAGACGGTTGATACTCCAACTCCGGTAAAGGTTGAGTCACCTCCTCCTCCTCCCGTTGTTGAGAAGGTTGAGCCTGCGACTACCGAAGTCGTAGTTGAGGCAGCAGTTTCTCTTGGTACTCTTTTTACCAACCTAAACAAGACTGTACATGATCTTACGTCGCAGCTAAGCCTTGTAAAGGGCGAACTAAAACAACTTGAGAAGTTTGTGGGCCGCGAGATGCGAGTGTTGGACAAGTTCAATGCTCGCAAGAACAAGAACAAGGGAAACCGCGCTCCTAGTGGCTTTGTAAAGCCAACCAAGATTAGCGATGAACTCGCAGCGTTCCTTGGTAAGGAGCCTGGTACTCTCATGGCGCGAACAGATGTAACCAAGCAGATCACTGCCTACATCCGTTCCAACTCTCTTCAGGATAAGGCAAATGGCCGCCTTATTCTTGCAGATGAGAAACTAAGGAAGTTGCTCAACTACGACGAGAAGACTGTAGCCGACCCAAAGGATCATCTGTCCTACTTCAATCTTCAGCGGTACCTTTCCGGACACTTTGAGAAGAGTGTCGCATAAACTTATAAACTTTTACAAATAAACTTTTAGAAAAAGTTTAGCAAATAAACCTTTAGAAAGTTTCGCAATAGAAAAAAATAAATATTTTAACTCGTATGAATGTTAAAATACTTATTCTAAGATACGTGTGAATTATTATTGAAACTCCAATAACTTCCAGTTGAATCGCTTGAAAAAACAAATGAAGTATTTGCATTTGGACTACTTGTTGAAAAGGTGGAACCACACGGATTTAAAAAACTGGCCCCATTTGTAATATTGTATGGAGAATTTTTGGTTGAATCTATTGGGTTTCCATTCGCGTCAATACTTCCAGATGGATAAGTGCTAATACCAGTTGAATATCCGGGGCTTGGTGGACTAGAAATGATAGACACTTCAACAAATTGTCTTTGATATCCAACATTTTCTTTAATCAACCTTACTTGATATTGATAGGTAGGATCGGAAATAGTATCCGTATAATAATCATAAAAGGTAATATTTAATATAGTCATTGAATATTGTGGATTTACAATGTTTTTATAATAAAATGTTTTTAGAACTCTATCATAATTTCCTAACAATATAGATGGTATATTACGAGGAATATTTATTTCTGAGTTTGTGTTGGCTGTACCAAACATTATTGCATTATTTGACGCCCAATATAAATTATTTGAAAAATTTGTACCAAAAAAATTAAAAACAATGTTTGCCATAGGAATAGGAACTTCTCCATCATCCAAAGTATTTGGAATATATTGATATCCTGTATCTATGAATGATCCTGGTATTGTAACTTGTGTTAAATTTCCATAAATAGAACCTGGACCACTTACAATACCAATAGAAGGCTCGCAATGACATGTGTATCTACGGCGATCGTTTGCTAAACCCGAACGTAATTTACTCATATACTATTCATATTTTTTTAATCAAAGATATTAATATCAAAAAGAGACATCATCATGTTATTTAACTTACAACGGTTAAATGACCTTACATAGTCTAATAATTCAGGGGTTTTATAAATGGATTTTATATAAAGATAAAACAAATAAATATCTCTTTCGTTTTTTGAAAATTGCAATAACGTCTCATTATGATGTATAAACCAATTCATTGTTGATTGATAATTGTATAATAAAATAGGTGTCAGTACATAATAACAAAACCCATTTGTTTTCTCGGAATAATTTGCATTTCCTTTCAAAAGATCCTCGTATTTTAATTTAAAACAAGATAAATAGTTACACATCTGTATCATGGAAAAGACTCTTTCAAAGTTTAGATTTATAATAAAAGATTTCTCAAATTCTTTATAACAAGGGAAAGACTGTTTGTAATAAGAAAGCATAGACACATTTATAGTTCTTGCCCAAAATTCGCATAAAGATTCAAATATTAAAAAGTCGCTCTTTATATGAAATAGGGGGTCAAACATTGGTCTGTAGTCAATATCATGTCTACTAAAATCAAGACAAAACATATGGAAACATTCATGTATAAATACCTTTAAAAATTCTTCTTTTCTATAAATAACAACAACACTATTTGTATACGCACTATTAATGTTATGAGGGGATGCATTTTTTATCGGATGAGTTTTTGGAAAGTCTGATAATATAATTTTAAAATAATATGCTCTTTCTTTTGAAAGTGAACTATTAAAACATAACTTTAAAACAACCTTAATATAAAATACAAACCGTTTTATATTAATTCTATCTTTCGTGAATAAATCTATAGTAAAAATAGTGTTATCTATTTTAATACTTATAGAAAAACAACTGTAATGTGTGCGATTAATCGCGTTTTTTATTTCATTTGATAAAAATATATTGGATAAAATATCTGGGTTTTTATGTATTTCTTTTATCGTATGAGTTGCTTCTATGTATCTGGTATTATCTATCAATTTGTATAATAATTTTATAAATCGGTTATTAATTGGTTTTATTTTTTTGTAGTGATCAAAAACATATTTTATGTTTATATTACTGGTTTTTGTCAATTTATCTATTTTCATTTACATATTCTGTTATTTTATTATGTTGATTTAACTTTTGTTTTAGTTCTTATTGATGCGCCAGGAGTCTTTAGTTTCTTAGACTCTGTCTTTGATTCTTTTGGTGTCTTTGTCTTTGTCTCGGGTTCTTCTGCATTCAAATCAACTTCTGGTTCAGACTTAGACTCGGTTTTCTTAGACTTTGCTGATGGCTTTGTCGTTGTCTCGGCCGAAGGCTTTGCTGATGGCTTTGCCGAAGGCTTTGCGGATGGCTTTGATGGTACCGTTTCATCTATTGCATTTAAATCCAGATCAAATCCTTCGCGTTTTGGCTCTTCTGCATTCAAATCAACTTCCGCCGCGTCTTTTGTTTCTTTTTTAGAGGGCTTGGTCTTAGGTTTCTTAGACTTAGACTTAGAATCTGCTTTGCTTTCCGCCTTGCTTTCCGCCTTGCTTTCCGCCTTGCTTTCCGCCTTGCTTTCCGCCTTGCTTTCCGCTTTGGGTTCTTCTGCGTTTAAATCAACCTCAAAAGGGTCTACTTTAGGAGCCTTGAAAGATACGCTTTTATCCTCTGCGATTGTCGCCATCTTAGTTATAGGTACAACCTTCGGTATAGGTTCCGTCTCTTTATTCAACGAGGTTCCTTGAGGCATTGTCTCCACCAACATGTTACTATACTTTTCACTCAAACCATCTGCGGGATAAGTTTCAAGGACTTCAAATGTATCTACCGAGACAATTACATATTCTGTTATATCAGTCTTAATAGACCATTCTCTGAATTCAGAATCATCGTAGACTTCATCGTCCTTGGTAAAGATGAACCGTACCTTCAAAAAGGGTTCCGAGACAATTAAAGACAATATCTTTTTATTTAAATCCTTTGCATATTTTTTTATCGCATCCTGCGTGGTTTCATTGAAATATTTCTTTGTTGAAATACTTTTCTTTATAATGTTCAGAAGATTTGTTATAATTCTACTATTTTCATCTTCTTGTAGCTTCTTTTTCTCGTTTAGAATCAGAAGTATACCTTTGTAAGAGTTCTTGGTAAGAGAAGTCTTTTTATCTGGATCGTCATCATTTATCTTTGTTAAAAGGTAATCAAAGACCGTATCTTGTACGTTTTTCTGAGATTTCACCTCTTCTAATTCTAAAATAAGACTTGGGTTTCTTTCATACACATCAAAGAGGCATAATGATCCTTCACTAAATGTTGATAAATCAAATACATCTGGAGATTCGTCTAATGTTTCATATACGCCAATCTTTTTAGAAACTTTATTATTTTTAATAGCGTATACATAACAATAAGAAAGATTATCTTCTTTTATCACTAATCCAGGCGATATATTTATGATGTGATTGAAAATAGACACTTCATATAGTTCGCTCTTTAAACCTTGGTCGTTTGGTTCTAATTCATCCACGTTTGTTTTATAAGTTTTTGAACTAATTCGCGATTCAACAGCCATTTTATAATAAGAATATAATCTTTTTATGTTATTCAATTATAATTAAAATTGTTTCAAGATATCTTTTATATCCATACATTTAAATTTGTTCTTAGGGGTTATCTTCGGATGAGTTGTAATATATTCTATATTATTATTTATGACCTCCATTTGTCCATTGAAAATTAAATAGTCAATTGACTCCTTTATAATAATATAGACTGCATTCAATAACTTATCATTATGTTCTTGTTGGCCGCTTATTTCTATACCCGCATTCAGTTTCTTTTGCAAAGAAATACAAAGATTTGCGATATTATCTACGCTGCAAATGTTGTTTTTCATTAAGTTAATAAAAAAGGACAACATGGAATCCATCTTATCAATCTCTTTGTTATAGTTGCAAAATTTGTCGTAATCTGTTGTAGGAGAAACGTACTCTATATCATTTAGTTCATTTAAATAACTGTCGTAATGTCCTTGAAAAACAAAGAAAAATTCCTTGTTCAAAGGAATCAATTCCGTATACAACTTTGAAAAAAATTTAGAATAAAATACGTTGACGCTTACGATATTGAAAATAGTATTTGTAATTTTATGAATATCCTCTATAGACTCAATTGACTTGACTAGTTCAAATAATTCTACTTTTAACTTTTCATAATTATTCTCCGTCATTTTATTTAATATTTTAGTAATCTGTGCAATCTCAGATTGCTTTTTTTGTATCACGGTTTTCTTTATGATTTCTATCACGGGTATGTTTAAGGTCTTTCTAATGCTATTTAGTTTCGTAATAGCCTCGTCACTTAATGTACTCTTTTTCATTTTAAAAGAAAGATCAATGATTGTTTCATAAGAGTACATATGTATTATTTCTATAAATATATTTATACGTTTTATCAATATATTTTAAAACTATTTCTTTTATAATGGATTATCAAAAGGAGATTAATAATTTATTTGAGAATGGCACGGAACATACCATGACCTATGATTTCAAACTACCCATTGAATATACGACACATGATCGTCTGAATGATGTTATACGTCAAGATTTAGAACTCGCATCGTCCTCTATTTATAAATTCATTATGCCCGAGAATTCGCTTCTTATGAATAAATGGTCATCTATTTATACAACCGACACCTCCTTTTTAAAGGACACCCAAAAATGGGTAAAAAACATTATACCTAATACCTATGATTTTAGTCCCTTTTATCAAGAGTACACTTCTTTTTGTACGGAGACAAATTTTATTGATAAGTATCAATACATAGGTCTTAAATTTCTGCAAAGATTAAACAACTCAAGTGTCTTTTTACATTGTCTCGGATTGTACAATCTATCTTGTCCCTTACTTTCTTTGATATCTCCTCTTTTTATTTTGATCATGCCCTTTGTCATTTTAAAGTTGCGCGGTATTCCTGTTACCATTCATCTATATATTGACCATTTAAAGCAGGTATTAACCAACACAAGTTTATATAAACTCATCTCGGGTTTTAATAAAGTATCCTTCCAAGAAAAATCGTCTGCGGTTGTTTCTATCTTTATCTATTTTCTTCAAGTTTACTCTAACATAACATCTTGTATGGCGTTTTATAATAATATACATTCGGTATATGACTTTCTTTTGAAATACAAGGCACACTTGTCTCAGTCTATGAATCTGATAAACTCTCTTCAATACATGAAACTGTACCCTACCTATTACAAATTTTATATTACAATGGAATCCTATCGCTACAAAATGGAGTCACTTTATTCTAAAATAGAGGCGGTTGTTTTAACGGACTCTACCTTTGTTAAAATAGGACAACTAGGTTATTTAATGAATCTTTATTATGACTTTTTTATGAATCCAGACCACAATTCAACCATTTTATATAGTTTCTATCTTAACCAATACAATACAGACATGATCAGTGTTAAAAAACTTATAGATGATAAAAAGTTAAACGCCTGCAAATTTAAAAAGTACACAAAAATGAAGAAAATGTACTACTTACCACATATAGATGGAGCCATAACGAATGACGTGGGTCTAAAGAAGAATCTTATCATAAGCGGTCCGAATGCTTCTGGCAAAACTACTGTTTTAAAATCTATAATATTAAACGCCTTGATGAGTCAGCAGTTTGGTTGCGGGTGTTATAAATCCGCACGGATAAAGTGTTATGATACCTTCCATTCTTATTTGAACATTCCAGATACTTCCGGACGAGACAGTTTATTCCAGGCAGAAGCGAGAAGATGTAAAGATATTATGGAATTTATCAATACAAATCCTGATAAAACACATTTGTGTATCTTTGACGAATTATATTCAGGTACAAACCCTAGCGATGCGGTTATGTGTGCAACCCTTTATCTAAACAGCATGAATAATTTCAAAAAGAATGTTGATTATTTAATTACCACTCATTATGTTGATTTATGCAAGTCATTTGAAACGGATCAACAACTTTATAATATGAAAATGAAAGTAATTGAAAAAGAAGAATCCATTGAATATTTGTATAAGTTAGTTGAGGGTATTTCTACCATAAATGGCGGAAAATATATATTAAAACAATTAGACTTGTGAAATACTTTTCGTTTAAACCTAAATAAAAGAATATCATATTTATTCATAATGAACTTCTCGTCTATATTGGATATAAGCAGTTTTTTTATTGGAATGATTATCAATCTTATTTTGGTTTCTCTCATGTGCTACTACTTTAAACGAAAGTATGAGATTTTAGAGTTGGCTCAGACCGAGCAGGCTAAAATATTATACGAGTTATTAAGAAGAGAATCTCCGAAAAAGGTTGAATTATTTAAAAATGAAGAACCTCAGATAGACTATACCAATGATCCTCTCTTGAAGGCACGAGTGATTGATTCGGATTCAGAAGACTCTGGTTCCGAATCAAGCGATTCAGAGTATGAAGTTGAAATTTTACCCTCTTCTCCTCGTAATAGTCCTTCGGGAACTCCACCTGGAACTCCGCCTGGAACTCCGCCCGTATTTTCAGTAGAGTTGTCTCAAGAGATTGCAATGGACGAGCTCAAGACAGAGGAGTTGGTTATTGAACCTATGGACTCTCTGGACCTAGGAGAGGTTGAGACACAGAAGGATACAAAGGAGATTGTAATTGACCAAATAACATTAGAGAGTCCTGAATCAAATTACAATAAAATGTCTATAAAGCAACTTAAGGATATTCTTACCTCAAAGGGAGTTAAGCCTAAGCATAATATGAAAAAGGATGAGTTGGTAGATTTAGTAAAGGATATAGAACAGGAGGTCACTATATAAAATATAAATTAATAATATAATGTGGGCTACTGAATATAAAACAAATAATAATGCAACCGATAGTTTTCCTGGTATAGTAAATGATGGCAGATTATTTACGCATTACATGCCTGACTCTATCGTAAATGAAAATATTAAAAGGGCTAACTTTATAAAAACAAATAGCGAATATAGAAAATATTTAACCGAAAATGCTCTTTCCATTATGAAAAACAATTACAATTCTATGATACTAGAAAATACAACACCTGAATTTACTCATATAAAAAATGGAACACCTGTATTATTTAAAGGTGTACAAGATGATTCTACTCCATATGGTTATGAATGCTCTTTCCCTAAGAACATATTTCTTTCTAGAGAAAAATTAGACGATCTAAAACGACGACCCATGAAACCCAACTATGATATTTAAAGTTTCATTACATAATTCCTATACATTTCATTTAACTCATCCACTCTAACTTCTCGTGTTTTTGCTAACCTTTCGGCGCATTCCTTAATGATGGGTTGTATGGTTAGCAATAACGTTTTTGTTCTTTCATAGGCTTGGGCGATAATAGTATCAATTTCCTTATCAATCATTTTTCTATATTCGTCGGATCCCTGCGGGTAAAATACTTTTTCTCCCATTCCATAAGTAAGGATCATTTGTTCGGCAATCTTTCTGGTGTACTCTATGTCTCGGCTTGCGCTCGTTGTCAACCCTCCAATAAAAAAGATCTCTTCTGCGATGCGGCCTCCAAGAAGAACCATGATCTCACACTGTAGTTCTTGCTTTGTCGTAAGAACATTTTCATTGGTTTCAAATAAAGTAAATCCGAGACACTGTGGAGAAAATAAATTGATACTTACCTTTACAACCTTCTTATATTTTGTTAGGAGTGCAGTGAAAGCATGTCCCATTTCGTGAATGGCTACTTGATATAGTTGTGATTCCGTAATTTTCTTTTCAGATGGATTAAACCCCGTATGGATACGGTTTGCAATCATTTCCAAATCTTGTCTCACCATTTGAGTCTTGTTATTTCTCAAGGCAAGGAGCATTCCTTCATTTAACAGATTCTCAATCTGCGCTCCAGAAAGTCCCTGTGTCATTACAAGCAAATCTTCCATTGGAATATATTCCATCGGCTTTCCTTTCATATGAATCTTAAGAATCGCCTCTTGTGTAGTCTTGTCTGGATTTCCAATGTAGATTTTTTTATCAATCCTTCCAGGCCTGGTTAATGCATCGTCCAGTAAATCTACGCGATTTGTTGCACCAATAATAAAGATCCCCTTTGTACTTTTAAACCCATCCAGGTTTACCAACAATTCGTTCAGCGTTGAATCGTGTTCCGCATGACTGTTTTGGTCCGTTCTCCGGCGACAAACCGCATCAATCTCGTCTATAAAAATAATACACGGAACATTTTTAGAAGCCAATTCAAATAGTTCTCTCACCCTTGCCGCGCCAACACCCACGTACTTTTCTTGAAACTGGGCGCCCGAGACAGGAATGAATCCAACATTTATTTCTCCGCTAAATGCCTTGGCCAAAAGCGTCTTGCCGTTTCCAGGAGGTCCCTCTAAAATAATACCCTTTGGGGTTCTTACATTGTATTGGCTATATTTTTCATAATTCACCAAAAGATCCGAACATTGCATTAATTCTTCTTTAATCGTATCATATCCACCTACACTTTTAAAGGAATGTCCGGTATTCTTTAACACCTCAAAACTTTCGCTTTTTGTCTCGGAATCCGAACCAGAGTCTTTATCGGAGAAACTCTTTTCAAAAGAGTCCTTATCAAAGGTAATGATTATTTGTTGTTCTTGATGTTCGTCTTGATCTTCGTAGTTTACATATTGGTTTAGAAATTCCTCGTCCGATAGACTCAAGTCAATACCCGTCATATTTTTAATAAGAGACTTCTTCTGACGAATCATCTTTTTCATCAAACTCTTCTGGCGATTCAAATTATAATCTATTTCACGTAACTTATTTTTATTCTTGTTATTTCCATCATAAAAAATAGATGTTTTTCTGCTATACTGACACAAAGGTATAAACCCCAACGTTAACTGAGTGCATAAAACAAATACAATCCGCATTACATATAATTATTATTTGGTTTTATATATTTATTGTAATATAATGTGGTACAAATAAAATTGAATCCTCGCAAAATTACAATAATAAGTTAAAAATGGATCTCGGATATATCGCTTGCTTTATCGTTTGTTACGACGTATGGTTTTATATTTCACACATTATGATGCATCGCTACTTTTATAAAATTCATGGTAAATATTATCTAGAATCAGTCTTTCAAAGTCTTGGTTTTATTATACCCT